GTGAATCGTTCATTTTACTTCCCTCTCAGTTAATGGCGCTCCCTGCGCCGACAAGAGAATTATCCTCGAAAGCGATACGTGTGTCTACCTTTCTATGAACTTTTTTAGTGTTTTTTGTAAATTATTTTTGTGTTGTAATGATCAGGCTACACAGTGTAGCAAGAGTGCACTACTTTCGGCCCCCGCATAGGGGGCTTTTTATTGACCCGTGCGGATCATTTCGGAGAGTTCGATTGCTCGATTTTTGACTTGGCGCGCCCACTTTGAGTCTAACATCTCATCGGCGGCTTCGGGGTATCGACCTTCGGCTAGGTAGGCTAGGGTCTTCTTGAATTGCAGGAACCTTGTAAGGCCAAGGTTAAACACCATGTTTACCAGAGCCTCCTGACGTATCGGGTCAAGATCGGGGAACCAACTCAGGCATTCGAGTTCCTTGTAGCACCGCTCGATATCGTTTTGTAGCAGGTAATCAATTTCTTTGTCTGACAGGCCGATCCCGACTTCTGGGTCAAGACATCTCCCAACGCCAGTTGTGATATAACCGAGATGATCCTCGTATGCCCACTTCGACACGCCCTCGTGGCGCTTCAACTGCTCGATCAGTCGTTTCATTTCCATTTGGTCAGAGTGCGAATACCAAAAGAGGCCGCCACCGCCGCTCCTAAGAATGCCTTATACCAGTCAGGCATACTTTCTAAAACGTCAAACCCAGCACTGACAATAGGCACAGCTTCTGGGATGAAGGCCATACATAACGGCACAGAAAACAGGATCGTAAACCACTCGTCTTTCCAACTCGTTCCCGCATTGCTTGCCTGAATGTTGTCCCAGTTCGCCTCGTGCTTGATCACTTCCAGCTTGCGCTCGTGGGTTGCTTGCTTCTCCTCGGCCTTTCGCTTGAAGTAACCACCAACAAGCTCGGTTACTGGGCCGATCAGTGCCTGCCACATTAGAAGCCGCCTTTAATCCAAAACCCTATGGCGCCCATCAGTACTGCCATAGCCGCGCGTTCGATCCATTGATCCTTGGCCTGCTTTAGCTCAATAGACTGGATGCGCTTCTCGTGACCCTTCACCTCATCTTTTATTAGCGCTTGGATTTCATCAATCCGCTGGTGCGCCCTTGTAATGGCATCAGTCAAGTTAACCTGACGTTGCTCAATACCCGCTAGGTTTCTTAGGGTATCAGCAATACTTGTCAAGGCTGATTTCATTTCATGAATGTCAGAGGCCATAGCCTCCTGCTGTGCCTCAAGTTTGGCGACAGAACGCTCAACGGTCATTGCTCTTACCCTTTTTCGCAAGATAGGCCTTATACGCTCTATTCGCAGAGGCCTTGGATTTATACATCGCCTTACCAGAACCAATGGCGTACTTTTTACCTACCTTCTTGACCGGCATTAGACTCGACCCTCTACAATTCTTAGCTTCTTAAAATCGGGGTCGTTTAGTTTCTTCATGATCAGTCGCTTGCGGCCTTCTTGGTCATCCCAAGATACGTTTTCTTCTTTCATCCATTGCGCCAACAAGTGCATCGGTATAGACCCAACGCACCATGACTCCGGTAGTTTTCCGGCGCCAGCTTCACGCAACAAACGGGTCCGCTCTAAATACGGATCGTTCGAGTACGTGTTTTCGACAACGAACTTGTTGTCATCAATCTTGTGAAATTTTTCCGAGATTTTCACTCTTCTTTCTCCGCTTCGGCTTCGCTTCCGGCTCAACAACCGGCTCGATGTTCACGCCGTACAGCTCTGGGTTGCTTAGCTCAATGATATCACCACGGCGATACTTAACACCATCAATGAACAATGCGCTTATAACTACCTTGTATTTCATTCCAAACCCTTATTAGAAAAGGGGGCCGAAGCCCCCTGTATCATTAAGAAGTGGTCAGGTCAGCAACGATGCCTGAAGCCTTCTCGTTTTTGCAAACCAGAGTCAGCTCGGTCAAAACCTGACGGCGAGTTGAGTCGCCAGTCTTGGCAAGAGCCGTGTTCTTGGTCGGACGCAGTACACCAACAGCCCACATGTCTGACTGCATGATGAACACATCGCGCGAACGGTTTTCACGAGTAGGCATGAACTCTACAGTTCCCCAAGGGGTTACGTATACGTCCATCGCCTTGACCACAGCGTTAGTACCACCAACAGCGGCGCCTATTGTTGAACGCTGGTTGTTCATGCCAACAAAACCGCCAGAAGTTTCTGGAGCAATCGCTTTGTTCATCTGGAATGCAGACAAGTAAACAACGTCAGGCTTTCCACCCTGCTCCCAGATTGACTGCATTACTGAGTCGAACTGAGCTTGCGTGAATGCACGCTGAGTTCCATCAGTAGCCGCGTCAGAACCGTCACCAGTTGCGTTTGCACCGCTAGTTCCACGGCTGTCGTTGGTGATCAACCAAGTTGGAGCACCTGCAAGTTCACGAGCAGTGGTAGAGTTGCCAGCAACGCGAGCGTTGTTGTCAAACAGTGCCTTCTCGATGTCGAGCTTCTGCTCTTTGGCGATCTTCAGAGTCTGGTATGCGATTTCAGCCGCACGGCCAGCTTTCTTCAAGCCTTCGTCAGTGTCAGGAATAGACACAGCGTTCTTGAAGATCTGAGTGTAGTTGCCCAAGCGAGAAGTTGCACTTACCGCGCTTGCAACAGTGTCATCGCCTTCAACGTGTGCGTTAGCCGCAGACGAACGAAGAGCATCAGTCTGCCACTCGTGGAACGTGTTGCTTGCCTTTACTTTCTTACAAGCAGAATAAAAGGGGGTTTCTTCGGGAGAGATATCGTAGATAACGTCCTGAAGGTCTTCGCGGATACCGACAGCATCATAGCTGTCAAAAGTGTTAGTAGGTTGTGCCATGGTAAATTACCTCATCAAGCGTTTAGTATTAAGCCGAGAGCATCATCTATGCTACCGGATCGTTTCAGTTTACTTTTACGTTCTCTGACCGCCTTAACATTTGAATCGGTTTTCTTTGCACCAGCCCTGACAGGTCGCGTTTTAGGCGCCACCTTGGTCTTCTTGGCCTGTTGCTTACCACTCATCAGCTCTTGGTATTTAATAGCGTCCCGCATTACTCGAAGTGCTCGGTGGTCCATGACCATGCCGATCTCTTCTGGCGAGTAGCCGTATACCTCTTGCCCAGTCCGTAGCATTTGCTCTCGAAGCTTAGACGCCTGATTAGGGTCGCTAAACTCGGGAACTGCTACCTTCAACTGCTCCAGCTCGCGTTGCAAAAAGGCCTGCTGGGCCTGTTTTTCTGCATACGTCTGCTGTTGCATTATCTGTTGCAACTGCGCTCTCTGCTGTTCAAAGGCCTGCACATCCTCGTCATATTTTATCTTAGCTTCCATATAACCTATGGGGTCGCTTTCAAACATAGACTTGTCTGGCGCCTTTGGTGGCATCGCAACCTGACCACTTTGTACCTGCTGGTAAAACTGATTCAGTTGTTGGCGTTCAGCCATCAAAGCATTAAAAGCCTCTTCTGCCTGCTTTCGCAAGTTCGCGGCTTCCTGCATACCCTTCTGGACGTATTTCTGACCCGAATAACCACGCTTGAGATCTTCTAAACTTACCTGAACTTCCTTGCCGTCTACCTTGACGGTGTATGTTTCAGGGGCCGAATTCTCTTCGTCCTCTTCATAATCTTCTTCGTCCTCTTCAGCTTCGTACTCTTCCTCATCGGAATCGTCTTCTGCTTCGGGTTCTTCTGTCTCCTCTTCTTCCTCGTAATCCTCAACCTCTTCGGTTTCGGGCTCTTCAGGTTGAATTAGTGACGCAATAGCACTCTCAATAGTGCCGTCTAGCCGAGTTTCAGTCGTTTCCACGGTCCTGATTTCCTCTTCTCTTCATTACGATCATGGATAGCTTCGTCCGCTAAAATGGATTGGAATTTATCCTCGATCTTGTTTAACGCCCATATTATAACATGAGCGCGTTCACGGTCGTCTATATCCGACCCACTGTTAAGAAAGACAGATATCTGTTCATTCTTAATCTCTTCTATGACCGCCTGTACCACTTCGTCATTGACGAGTCGCCGTACTGCGGCGGCCTTCTCTTTTACGTTCAGAATCTACCTCCAACCACTGCCTGAGCAGGTGATTGCTGTGGGTATCTTGGCTCTGCTTGCAGTGCCTTAATACGTTCAACATCTACGGCTGTACCGTACTTTCCGATGATCTCTGCCGCCTTGATCAATAGATCTTGATCCATCTCGTCGCGCTTGCGGTCATCTTCCGCCAAAGCCTTCTGCGCTTCAATCTGAATTTTCATCATATCAGTTTGCGCTTTCTGCTGTGCTTTTATTTGCTCGGCCTGTAAGTAAGCCTGATTTGGATCTGACTGCTGACCCTGCTGTGCCGCCATCTGCTGTTGTTGCATTAATAGCATTTGCTCGGTCTGTGGGTTCATCGGGCTAAAGTAACGATCTGCGTTACGTACACCATTGATCGCAAGCATGTCCGCCAGAGTGTTTCTGATTTGTGTCATTGTGACAAGGCCGTTCATTGGGCCGTATGCCTGCCAGATCTGCATCTGCATGCCCAAGGCCTGATTAAGGGCCGCCATGCGCTGATCCTCTCGACCGGTACCCAAGCCTACGTTTACGGATACGTCCATTCCTGTGTTCCACATGCGTGGATCTACGGGGATAAACTGGCCAGACAGGCGCATCATTTTTTGGTCGTCTGAGTTCTCAACCACAAGCTTCAGCATAAGCCGGAAAAGGCGCCTTACTCCGCCCTCTGCAAGGTTTCTAGCGATTACCTCGACCTGACCTGCCGCCGCCTGAATCGTGGCATTTACAGCCGTAGCGGTGGTGCTTTGTAGCGCATCAGGATTAAGTCCGGTTGAGGCCTTTGTAACGCCGGTCTTTGACTCGATTTCTTGGTCGAAATACTGCAAGGCAGGAAGGGTCTGGCCTGCGATGAATGGGACTACCAGCTCCCGAATCGAGCCGGCCTGTTTCACCCGAACAACGCCGCCAATCTCATTGTTCAGCAGGTCGTCAACGTTAACCATGCCGTCAATGATTTCGGTTCTTGGGCTGTTCGTCAGGGCAACGTTATCTAGGATGCCGCGAAGCATCGCAGTCGCCGTATCCTGCTCGTTGAATAGGATGTCGGCAATCGACCGGCCATAGAACGTGTGCGGCTCTGGATCAACCTCAAACACGGCGAACGGAACATCGCCCCAAGGCTCGTAATCGAGTACCTTGTAGTTCGATCCAGCCATCAGGATTTTGTGCATTTCGGGTACGCCGGTGCCGTTCACGTCGATCTTCATGTACGCTTCGGTCACCGCAACGATTCTCATCGAAGGATCTTGTACGTCCTCGTCTGAGTAGTCTTCCTCATAGCCTCGGCGCTCGTATCTCTCAACTTCTGAAAAGGTATCAGAATGACCGAGACCGCCAAGATCAGAAACAACATCGAAGTCATAACCCATAGCCACAAGCTCACCAACGCGCATTTCAGTGCGATGGGCAACAACGTAGGCATCTTCGATAGACTTCGCATTACGGTCAACAAAGAACTCTTCAGGCGGGATAGACTCAACACACAGCTTTCCTTTTTCAGTCTGGTACGAGACCTTCAAATCGTAGTAGGGCGCCTCGACCTGCATCCCCATCTCGTCAATCTCAGCCTTAATGGTCTGTGTCTCGCTAATGATCTGAACGTTCTCGTCATTAACAATGGCCATGTATTCCTGTTCGTTTAGATCGGTGTAGTCGTATGTCTCGGACTCGGTGTAAGTGTCCCAGTAGACCTTCGCAATACCGACCTTCTTCAGAAGTGCATCGTGGAAGCAGTCGTTTAGGATTCGGTATCCGCCAACCTCATTAAACAGGTAATTAACGTACTGCGTTGCCTGCTCTGCTACAGGAACGTCCTCTGGGTTTGTAGGAACAAACTCAGCCGGCTTATCAGTCGATAGGAATACACGTAGCAGTGAAGGTTTAATCGCCCGTATGGTGTCGCGTATCTTGGTTGCTACAACCTTAGACCGGCCCTCTTCTTCACCGATATCGACCTCGCCGTCAAAGTATCTCTGGGCCTTGATTCGGTCTTCAGCAATTTCTGACTCAACAAAATCAACCGCATCGTTCACGGCCTCTCGGGCAATGCCTTCGATTTCGCCTAAGTCTTTTGGTTCTGGTCTCATTGTTGATTCCTTTTGAGAAGCTCTTCCATAACTTTATATGCGGCACTGTTATTCACTCCAGTAAGATCTCGATACATTTCCATGATCTTTTCTGCGGCTGTCGCCGTTGTGCCTTGAGTTCCGACTTGACCCACCATTTCGCCCATTCTTTGAGACTTCTGAGCGGCTTCAATCTGGCCTTTAAATGATGTTTCCGCAACTGACCCAAACCGAGTATCAAGTGCATTCGCAAACATGGCCAAATCCATAATGCTGTCATCAAATGAGCCGCCATACTTTGTGGAAATCTCATCAAGCATCTGCACGGTGTTAAGCATATCACCTCTTACGCCGTAATTGCTAAATAGCTTCCTGAATTCCTGACCCAGTTTCACGCCTGCATCTGGGTCAAATATGTTTGTTCTACGACCGCTTATATCATCAAGGTTATCAAACACGGTAAGCACATCGCTCAGAGTGTCGTTTACCTGACCGTATTGCGGGCTAACATTGCGAAGCTCTTGATTCAATGCCGCTCTTAACTGTTTTAAGAAGGCCTGTCCGGAGTTGGTAAGTCCGCCCTGCATTGATTTTCGATAATCAATAAGCTCATCTAGCTGTCGCTTTAGGTTATGGAATCGAAGCGCATCTGGCGCCCCGCCCTCTGACAATAGTCGGATAGCCGTTCTAATAATTCGCTGTGATGACGGGTTTGCGGATAACTGAGAGCCCTCGAAAATTGGCACCGGTATTCCATTCGATCCAGTCTCAAGTCTTACGTTTAATTCGGCAAGATTATTGCGCAGAACATTAACAACTGGATCTGGATTCATTGGCTTGCCAGCAAGATCCTTTTGAGCAATGTCGTTTAGTTGTGTGCGAGCATCTTTTGCCACGTTTCTCAAATAATCAATTCTTTTGACAGCAGATTGGCCAGTAATGTCTGTTGGTCTGGTTGTTTGAGCAAGACGCTTGTTATCTTCAATTCTTCTGCGGATGTCTAGCATCTTTAGCATTTCTGCTCTGGTCTGTGGAGATGCTGTTTTTACTGCCTGAACAAGACCCTTGTCGTCCCACTGCCGAATGGCCTCGGTTGCCAATGGGTCTTTAATTGTTCTTTCGCCTCTGGCCATAATTGGAGCAAGCGAGCCCTCAGAGCCCTCTCTGGCCTGAGCGGCAAGCATTGGGTCCAAAGACTCTTTTGGCTTGGGAACGCCTAAAACAGTTGATCGCTCGGTAGCCTGTTGTGGAATCCTCATTCTTGCGGCAGATGCTAGGTCTTCAAAGTTGAGGCCCATTTTTTCTAGCTCTGCTAAAAATTGCGGAGTTGGCGCACCAGCCTCATCAAGAAAACGAACATTTGGCATCAGTCTTCGCAATGATGTTAGACCGATAGCCTCAAGTATTGCTGTTGGCGTAGCATATCCAAGAGCGCCCATTAATGGCGAGCCAGTACGCTCAAATGGAATATCTCCTGAATACTGAGATGCCGCCTCAAATCCTTTTGTTACAGGTTCCATCGTTTTTGCAAACGACTCAAGCCCCTGAATTCCGCGCTGAGTCTGCGGCGCGAATGGCTGACTTAAATATTGCGATGTGCGCTTAACCTGCTCGCCACCCTGTAGCATTGCCTGCTCAAAATCACTTCCTGTAGCAAGCTCCTTTCCTACACGCCCAAGTCCGGCAAGGCCGGCACCAACTTGGCTCAATGCGCCGCCATACATTGCCAATGCTGGCTCGGTAATTGACTGAGACGGAAGCCCTTTAGGCATCTGGCTTTTGTATGCTTGTTGCAGTACAGCCACTATCTCTTCATCAGACATCGTGTCTGGGAATTCAATTACCTGACCGCCAAACTCGATTTCTTTCATCCGCCGACTTCCTCAAGCTGATTGGTCTCAGGGTTATATCTTAGTCTAGGTGTCGATTGTTGGCCCTGTTGAACTCTTGGAGCTAATGGCTTACCAAGCTTTGCCCTAATCATATCGTCAAGCATTTTCATTTTTGCTCTTGCGGCTTCTGGTGCGTCACCTCGAGTAGGTAGCATGTTTTCCATAACTCTTTGATCCGAGTCTGTAAATGTACCTTCTCCAGCCTTTCTAAATATATCTTTTAATACTGGCAACATAAGATCACCTGCCGCCTCAAACGTTTGAGCGCCAGACGTTATTGCTGGAATCTTGCCGTATAAATAACCGGTCTCAGTTTGACCTAAGGCCTCACCTAAGTTTGATATTCCAACCTCGTATACTTTAAACGCCTCGTCCATTGCTTTTTGATCAGCGGATAGTTTTTGCTCAACCGGACCGCCAGCAATTGGCTCCATTCTAACAACTCGGCCAGCATCGTCATAAATTGCTTGATATCCAGCGGGGATAGAGCCAACAGACGGCATATTCACCGTGGTTCCGCCAGAAGATGCGGCCATTTTTACAGCCTCTTCTTTAGGCATAAAGGCGGAAAGAGCTTCAATTTTTTCAGAAAACGCGCTTGGAGATTTAAACTGGCTTGAGTAATAGGCTTTTGTCAGATCAAGCGCCATGCTTGGGTTCTGCTCAATCATCTGAGCAAGATCCTCTCTGCCCATTGCCCTAAATCGCTCCGCTGTTGCATTCGCCTGCCTTTTAGACTGCATTGACTCAAGGTTAGCCTGTAGCGCAGGAACCAGTGCCTGAGATCTTGATCCCATAGAGCTAAATATCATGCCAAGCTTTAAAAGTGTTTCAGGGTCTTGCAGTCCAGCCCCGATTCTGCCAAGAAATCCCTGCTTTGGAGCGTTGGGGATAGGCTTTACAGACGGGTTATCGTATACGATATTG